TTCATGGCCTATTATTTAACAGATGATTTAATAGCACCCATTGCATCAAGAGTCTCTAACTTAGTAGTCGTTGAACTTAGGGCTGTCTTACACTCAATTAACGCTTGTGTTTTCAAGCTATCTTTATACTCAAGATTGGTAATCCTTGCGTCTTGAGAGTCTATTTGATTGTTAAAGTTGCCTCTAATGTCTACATAAAGGACAGTTATACCGATGATAACTAAAAACATAGTGCCCTTAATCGGGTCTTTACTAAATTGGGAAAAACTAATCGGTAGAGGATTAGCACTTACATTTACGTCTTTCTTTGGAGCCATGTTACTTTTTACCTATTTTAAAATACAAGCTACCAGAGTAACTCATATTGTTATTTTTATTAATATTAAGATTAAGGCCTATTAGAGCCTTATTTTTGGCATTTAACATCAATCCAGGACTTACTACTTCTAATCCATTAGATTGGCTAAAATCGCCTCTTATGCCGTAATAAAGCCTATACTTGGCTTTCTCTGCATAAAATTGCTTAACATAAATGGTTTTTTCGGTAATCTTGGCCTTAAAAGACCTTGACTTGATACGATTTTGGCTGATGGTATCATTAATCACAAAGATATTAGAATCTTGGTTAATGGTATCAGTATAAGCTACAACTGCATTATAATCGTTTAGTATGCGTACTGTATCGTGAATTGTAGTCGTATCTGTAGCTATAATCACAAAAGGGATAGAATCCCCTTTTATGTACCTATTTCTGTACGTTTTTGTGTACAGAGTATCATGCACCTCTTTGACTTTTTCGTACTTGGATAGGTCAATATCCTCTGTTTTATTAGATTTATGACATGATTCATAGGCAAATACGCCTAAGAAAAAGAATGCAATAATAAGTATATAGTCTCTAAGATGTTTCATATTATGCTAAAGTATAATCTCCAGTTCCTTGTAAACTAACAGAATAAGTTGCAACTCCCTCTACTGGGCCATCAACTGATACTGATTCAATGTTACAAGTACCAGAAAACACTTTAGTACCTATTGTAAAAGTTACAGAAATCTGAGTATTATTTTCTTGGTCTGTAAGCATATCAAAATAGTCATAATTGTCTAAAGTAATAAGACCATCACAACTAATTGTGAATGACTTAAAGCCATAAACATATTCTTTTCTAAATGAAGATGATTTGTTTGTAACATCTACTTGGTCTGATGATACCTCTAATGAGCATGATGTAGAAGCTGCAAATACAACTCCACCTTTAGCTAAAATTACGTCTGTTCCGTTAATTGCCATTTTGTTATTTTTTTAATTTATGATATTGTATAAGCTCCAGTACCTTGAAGTGATATTGAATAAGTAGAAACACCTTCTACTGGGCCAGCAATACTTACTGATTCTATATTAGCTGTTCCTTGAATTGTATATGTAGTGCTTGTTCCTACAGCAAACCTTACAACTATTGCTGCTCTTGATAACTGAGTATCTAACATATCTTTATAATCCCAATCATTTAATGTTATTAAACCATCACAAGTAAGACTCCATGAAGCTGTATCTGGCTTAAACTCTTTAAACCAAGCAGAAGTTGCAGAAGTAACATTAGTTTGGTCTACACTTACCTCAAAAGAACAGTTTGTAGAAGCCGCAAATGGAATATTTGATGTTCCATTGAAGTAATATAAAATTACATTTGTACCTAAGATTGCCATTATTTATAAGTTATTTATATTATATATTTATATCAAAATTTAAATTCCAGAATGGCCCAAGTTGTCCTACATCTGTTATGTAACTTGGGAATAAAATCAAAATACTATCATCGTAATATATCTCAATTAATTGTAGTGAATTTGTTTCATCTGCATAAGGAGATAATGTAAGTCTGTTGGCGGTAAATTTCTTGCCATTATAACTTAAATCTCCAGTAGTTGAATCAGTAACTGTAAAAACCTTATCCAAATATACATATCCATTTGTGCCTTTTATAGCTCCCAAATCAGCTTCAAGAGTTGCAATATTTCTTTGATATATTTTTATATATTGATATGCTAAAAAATCTACTGGTAAACTACCACCTACAGTTATACCTAAATTAGAAAAATTCCAACTTGTTAAAAATACACCAGTACTATCAAATAATGAACCAAATGTTAAAACTTGCTGTCCAGAACTATTAGGATATATTTGACCATAAGGCTGTTCAAAAACCTCTGACGTAGTCTTGTCTGGAGATGAGCTTCTTTGTACTACAGCATATTTAACTTCTGTTTCTCCTTGTCTTAATTGAAAGTTTCTTATTAATGTTGAACCTGAATCACATCTAATTTTTACATTTATATAACCCATTAAAAAAGTAGTGCTAAATACTCCTACTAAAAAAGGAGGTATAGATAAACTAAAAGTAGCCCAATCAGTTTTACCATCCCAAGCTGGAAAAGTTATATAAGTAGCTGATGATGTTACCCAAGCTCCGCTACCATTTAGATATTTATTTCCAGAACCAGTATCTAATAAAGCAATCTGTATTTTTATTGCATTACTATTTTTATGCTCACAACTAAAGGTTATTGGCGTACCACCCATATAAGGGGTATATGTATATTGCGGTGATGTTTGTAATATTTCTAAGTCAGCTATACCAGAACCAGCAACTAAACTAAAATCATTAAACTGTTCTGCACCGTTTTCTATAACACTTGCTGCTGCAGAGCCAGTTAGTGTAGTTCTCCAGCCTACTGCTCCTAAAGTAGGAGAGGTTCCAGTTGTTGTTTTTAAATTAGCATTATGTATAAGGTTAAGTGGACTTCTATATTGGCTTCTTACTTCTATATTAAAAAATCCCTTTCTTAATATTTTAGTTTGTGAGTTATTTATAAAGTGAACATTATTACTTGCGTAAGGTGCAATATTAATAGTATTATTAAGTACACCAGATGATGATACTGTTATGCTTGATGCTCCAATAGCATATCTTGTAAAATATCTTGTAGGTGCAGCAGTTTCCATTGTTGCAGATATATACCAATCTCCATTAGCTTGATACATTCTACAGTTAAATGTTTTTAGTATATTATCTAATATAACATAATAGCTTTCATCTTGAAAATCACGTCTATATTGGTATATTTGACTAAAAGGCTCATTTGATACACTATCATCTCTATCTGCCATTCCAGCAGCAAAGAAAGAACACGCTATATTTAAGAACAAATCTGATGGATAGCCAAGCAATCTTAATGCAGAAGCAATAACGTCAATGTGACTTACTAATGTATTAATACTATTATCTACTACATATTGTTCATTAGTCAAAAACGAAATCCCATCTATTGCAATTAATGAAGATATTGATATACCAGTAGAAAATCCTACTTGAGAATAGTCATTAAATAAATAACCCCTCCATATTACATTTGCACCTTCTTTTAGTAAAACATAGTATAATCTATCGTTAGATGAGATTACATTTGGATATTGATTATAGTCATCAGCAGTTTCAAGTATAAACGAAAATGATAACTGTGTTGATATAATTGCTGGATATGGATATTCTTCTGCTGAATTAGGTTGTAAAGTTATAGAGGTTGGTTTATATGTCTTTACGCTACCAGTATAATCTTCTTGGTATATCTCAAGAACTTGAGAATTACCATTTCTAAGTATCTGTGTTAATGTATATCTTAATCCGTATGCCATTATGCTAAACTTATATTTTGTCCTTTAAGATTTGATGCTTTTTGTGCTCTATTTACGGACAAAAGTAAGTCTTGTCCTCTTAATACAAATGTACCACCTCCACCACCACCAATCATATCTTTTAACTTATCTAAAGGTGCAATTACTTCTGGATTGTTTTGAGCACCTGGATATTCTCCAACAAGACCCATTGTAGGCCCAGACACAATACCTCCATTAGCAAATGCAGTAGCTTTATTGTTATTAATTTTTGACTTTAATGCTGTACCAGCAGCAACTGCTGCAATACCAGCAGCAAGAGCCAAAGGCCATGTTTTAGGGTCTTTAAACAATTCTAAAACTGCACCATTAGTTAATGCATAAGCAATAAGTGCTTTACCAATAGAAGATAAAGCATCTGCTAAAATTGTACCCATTTGAGTAAAGTCAAATTTACCACCAGCTAACATATTCCCTATTTGCTCACCAAAGTTTACTAATAAATCAACGTCTAATTGATTAAATACATTTTGTAATGTTTGATTTAATGTTTCCAATGGGTCAACTAAACCTGCAATTTTAGCTTTGCTATTAGTTATTGCTTCATCTAATTTAAGCATACCTTCTGCACCGCCTACACCAGCCATTCTGAAGACACCTAGCTTTACAATAAGTTCTTCTAATGCCTTTTTTTGAGCTTGATAGTTACCTCTATTAGCTCTTATTGAAGCATCTGCTTCTGTTTCTGCTGCCTTTATTCTTTGTTCAGTAAAATGTATAGCTTCTTTAATTTCTAACTCTCTTGTCTTTTTCTTAGCTTTTGCAGTTTTATCATCTTGTGCAAGTAACTGTTCTTGCATAGCTTGGTCTAAAAGAAGTAATTTGTTTGAATATTCTACATATACACCTTCTTGTAATGCTAATTGTTGTTTTGTAGTGTATTCACCATTTTTAATTTTCTCTAAAGCAAGTGCCTTTTCTAATTCAGCAAGTTGTTTAGATACTTCAAACTTCTTATATGCATCATCTTCAAATAATTTAATTTCTTGCTTTTTTGCATCTATGGCGTTTTGTAGTATTTGCTCATTTACATTTTGTTGTTTTTGTATTGCTTTACCTAAAGCAGCTATTGCAGCTTTATCGGTTTTATCTTTTATAGCAGTAGACTTAATGCCATATTCTTCCTCAAGTTTATATGCTTGAGAAAAATATCTTTCTCCTAATGCAAGGTTTTTTTGAAATTGTGCTTCTTGATAATCTGAAACATATCCAGCTAATTCTATTTGTTGGTCTGCATAGTCTTTTGCAAATATTGTACCTTGTTTATAGAATCCAGCTATACCTTGTATTGCTCCAGATTTAAAAAATGCACCAGTAGCTATAGCTAATTTACCTAAAATACCTACTTGGTCTTCAGCATAGGCAGCATCTTTTTTTGCTAATGCTTCTTTTGCCTTTTCATATTGTATATCAGCTTTTGCTCTGTAATATTGAGCTTTAATATAGCCTTCTGTTTTTTTAACATAAAGTTGTTCTGCTTCATATACATTTTTAGCAGTACCAAATAAGTCGCCTAATTTTTCATTATATATTTTAGTAGCATCAGAAGCGGATAAAGTTCCTTCTCTAACAGCAGAAAAAATAGAGCCTAAAGATAATGTTTCTGTTTTTAGTTTATTAAAATTTTCATACAATGATTTTGTAGTTGCAGCAGCCTTTTGAGATTCTTGGTCCCAAAATGTAATAGCAGCAATTAAAGCTGAAAATGCAAAATATGCAGGGCCAGCAGCAGCGGCAATACTACCAAATAATGCTGGTAAGTTGTTTTGAATACCTCTAAAACCATAAGGTAAATCCTGCACAACCAATGCAAGACTTGTCCATTGCTTACTTGAACTTTTTAAAGCACCTTGTCCACTATTTAATGATGCACTTAGTCTATCATAATCAGCTTTAAGTTGAACTATCTTAGCATCTGCAGGGTCAAGACCATTAGCTACCAAAGCCACCATATATCTTTCTAAGGCAGATACTTGTTTTTGTGTGCTTTCAACACTTTGACCAAATATTTTATTAGAAGCAGCTATTTTATTAATCGTAGCTGTGTACTGGTCGGTGGCCTTAATTATAATATCTATACCTTCATTATTCGCCATTATTATACTGGTTTAATATTTTCGTATTTTTTTAGAACTGCATCTAACTCTTCGTTAGACATTATTCTTACTTTCTTTTTTCTATTCCTCTTATCGCAATCTAACTCTAAAAGCTCAGTAGGCTTAACCTTCTTTCCTTTAGGTAGCTGCATATTGACAAGTAGCGTAGTTTGCCATCTTAACCTTACCCATTCTTGCTCCTCTTTATGCCTATAACCATACCAAACAAAGTCTAATTCAGCCATGGTCATCTCCCAAAACAAATGGGGAAGTATTTGACACTCCCCCATTGTATATCTTTCTATGTCAATCCATTCTAATTTTTTTTTTCTTCACCAGCTTCTGTTGACGTAGAACTCGGTTGCTCTATTCCGCTATTCATGCTTTCTGATAATGCTACCATTATTTCTTGAAACTTTGTTCCAGCAATACCACCCATGTCATCTATCCAATCGCATACATCAATCTCCTTAAAATCTGGCGTTCTTCCTTCCTTGTAGAAAGGGTATTCAGCAGCAGACCTAACTAGGTTAACGATAGCATCTAAAGCAGAATCACCGCTTAAAGCTGTTCCTATCTCTGTTGGGCCAATACCTTGTAACTGACAGAATCTCTTTAAAGACCATGTGCAGAAACGTAGCGGTATTACCTTACCATCAGAAAGTGATAGGTTAAATTGTCCTCTCATATATTTGGTTTTTAGTTTATGCGTTGGTAGTCATCACTAATGCTCCAGTTCCAGTGAATGATGCAGAGAAAGTAGCT